ATTTATTTGCCAGAGAAAAAAGAGTCAAAAATAAGCATTAAATTTGCAAGATACGATAACAGCGGTTCAGCGAGTAGACTGAAAATAATATGAACGACCCTTTAATAATGATTAATCCTTCTAGCTTCCCCACGCAGCTGGCAACAGATGCAGAGAAAGCATCTCAAGAATTTGGATTAAAAGTAGGACAGAGTATCATGTGGGAGTGGTTTGCCAAAACAGGCAATAACTGTAGGTACTATTCTCAATGGATTGATTTTCATCGCATTAGGCTATATGCCCGTGGTGAGCAGTCTATTGCTAAGTATAAAGAACAATTCCAAGTTGATGGAGATATGTCACATATCAACCTTGATTGGACACCCGTTCCTATTATTCCTAAGTTTGTTGATATCGTAGTCAATGGGATGAATGACCGTCTTTTCCAAGTTAAGGCATATGCACAAGATGCTATGTCAGCAGAGAAGAGAAGCAAGTTTCAAGAGATGGTTCAAGCTGATATGATATCTAAAGACATCTTATTATCAGTTAAAAAAAATCTAGGGGTTGATGCATTTAATGTGCCTCCACAAGATTTACCTGCTAATGAACAAGAGTTAAATCTTTATATGCAACTTAAATACAAGCCTGCTATAGAGATTGCTGAAGAAGAAGCTATTAATACTATCTTAGACGTTAACCACTATAATGATATTAGAAAAAGAGTCGATTACGATATTACAACCATCGGGCTTGGTATGGTCAAACATTCTTTCGTTCCAGGTACTGGAGTGTCTGTAGAATATGTTGACCCTGCTAATATGGTATATTCTTACACGGAATCGCCTACCTTTGATGATTGTTTCTATTTTGGCGAGGTTAAGCAAGTTCCAATTACGGAGCTTATTAAGATTAAGCCGAATATTACTAACGAGGAGCTTGCGGAAATTCAGCAATTGGGTACAGCGTGGTATAACTACTATGGTGTTCTTCGTCCTTATCGTAGTGATTTGTTTAATCGTGATGTTGTTACATTAATGTACTTTAATTATAAGACAGATAAAACATATGTCTATAAGAAAAAGTATAATGATAACGGAGGCAATAAAGTAATCCAAAAGGATGAAAGCTTTAATCCTCCCGAAGGAACAGAAGAAAGATTTGAGCGTATAGAGAAACGCATAGATGTTTGGTATGAGGGAGTTATGGTCATGGGATCACCTTATCTATTGAAATGGGATCTTGCAAAGAACATGGTTCGTCCTAAGTCTGCATCTCAATATGCATTGCCTCAATATATTGCTGTAGCACCAAGAATGTATAAAGGAGTCATTGAGTCTTTAACTAGACGTATGATACCTTTTGCTGATTTAATTCAACTTACTCATTTAAAGCTTCAACAAGTTCTTCAACGTGTTGTGCCAGATGGTGTGTATATAGATGCCGATGGTATCAATGAGGTTGACTTGGGTACCGGTGCTGCATATAATCCTGAGGATGCATTAAGATTGTATTTCCAAACAGGTAGTGTTATTGGTCGTAGTATGACTGTCGATGGTGATATTAACCATGGTCGTATTCCTATTCAAGAACTTAATACTAATAGTGGTCAAGGTAAGATTACTGCATTAATTAATGCATACAATCAATACTTGTCAATGATTAGAGATGTAACAGGATTGAACGAGGCAAGAGATGCTTCTACTCCTAACCCTGATGCATTAGTAGGCGTACAAAAATTAGCGGCTTTGAATTCAAACACAGCCACTCGTCATATCTTAGAAGGAAGTTTATTTATTACTAGGCGTTTGTCCGAGGCATTATCTTGCCGTATTGCTGATATATTAGAATACTCTGATTTTAAAGAACAGTTTGCTATGCAGATTGGCAAGTTTGCTGTAGGTATATTAGATGAAATTAAAGATTTGTACCTACACGACTTTGGTGTATTTATTGAAGTGTCTCCTGATCAGGAGCAACAAGCTCAATTAGAAGCTAATATTCAAATGGCTATACAACGTGATCAAATATCACTTGAAGATGCTATTGATATTCGCCAAATGAAAAACTTAAAATTAGCCAATGAATTACTCAAAGTCAAAAGGAAAGAAAAGCAACGTGTCGACATGGAGCAAGAGCAAGCAAAAGTTAATATGCAAACTCAAGGCAATATTCAATCCTCTCAAGCGGCAGCTCAAGCGGCTTTACAAAAGATTCAAGCAGAATCTCAAGCAAAGTCACAATTGGCTCAAGCTCAAATGCAATTTGATATTCAACGATTGCAAGCAGAAGCACAAATAAAAGAGCAATTGATGACTGTAGAATTTAACTATAACATGCAACTTAAAGGCATGGAGGTTAGTCAAATCAAGCAGTTAGATATGGACAAAGAAAAAGCAAAGGATGATAGAACTAAAATACAAGCTACACAGCAGTCTAAGTTAATTGAGCAACGTCAAAAAGACTTACCTGCTATGAACTTTGAATCAGAAGAAGATTCGTTAGATGGCTTTAGTTTAGAGCAGTTCAATCCAAGATAAAATTATTCATTACTTTTGTGCAACTAAAATTTAATTTAAATGGAAAATTATCAAGTAAAGTTGGTAGACTTTGAAGAAAAGTCTGTCCAAGAAGTAGAGGAGACTTTACTAAAAGTACACGAGGAAAAGACAGGCATACCTCAAATTGAGCAGTCTGAAGATATTAAATTAGAGATCCCAGCTGAACTCGACACAGCTAATGGAATCTCAGGAGAAGAGCAATCAACTCCACAAGCACCATCATTTGATGATGCCGACGTTCTTTCATATATCAAAAGCAAGTACAACAGGGATGTTAATTCCATGGAAGATTTGTTTAAGCCCATTGAGTCTAATCAGGAATTATTACCTGAAGATGTTTCAGCATTCTTGAAATTTAAGAAAGAAACAGGACGTGGCCTAGATGACTTCTATCGTATTAACCAAGATTTCTCAAATGAAAAGCCGGAGCGTTTAATCGCTACGTATTTAAAAGAGATGAACCCTGAGTTAGATGATGATGACATTGAATATGAGATGTCAGACAGATTCGCATATGATGAGGAGATGGATGAGGAAAGAGATGTTAAAAAGAAAAAGCTTGCATTTAAAAAAGAACTTACTAAGGCAAAAAGTTATTTCGAGGATCAAAAAGAAAAATACAGGTCACCAATTGAGTCGATTGGTACACAATCTGTTTCTTCTAAAGACCAAGAAGATTTGCAGTCTTATAAGCAATACATGAGTCAGCTTTCTGAACAACAACAGGAGCAGGCTAGGAAGTCTGAATTTTTTGTTCAAAAGACAAACGAATTATTTTCCAATGAATTTGAAGGTTTCAAATTTGGAATTGGGGATAAAGAGTTAGCCTGGAAACCATCAAATGCAGAGGACTTAAAAAATAAACAGTTGGACGTATCTAAATTCTTTACCAATTTTATTGATGAGAAAGGATACATTAAGGATGCGAAAGAGTATCATAAAACTATAGCTGTTGCTATGAACAAAGATTCATTTGCCAAGTTCTTTTATGAACAAGGTAAATCAGATGCCATTGATGAGTCTGCTAAACAAAGCAAGAACATTGATATGGGCTCAGTTCGTACAACAGGCCAACCAATAGATAAGGGGGGGTTAAGGGTTACAGCTATGGATAGTGATCACGGAAACAGACTTAGAATAAAATAATTTTCTAACCAAACAAAATTTACAATTATGGGCTCAGTACAATCCGTGCCTGGCTTTGCTTTAACCCCTTCAGCGGTAAAAGCAACATTGCCAACCAACTACATTACCAACTTCGATTTCTTGAACCAGTATCTTCCAGATACTTATGAGAAAGAATTTGAGCGTTATGGTAATCGTTCTATTGCATCTTTCTTACGTTTAGTAGGAGCTGAGATGCCGTCTAACTCTGACTTAATTAAGTGGGCAGAGCAAGGACGTTTACACACTAAATATGTTAGTGTAACTACTAATGCTGTTGTAGGAGCTGATACAGCTACTTGGACAGTTGCTGATGCTGGAGTTAACTGTAACTTCCGCGTTAACCAAACTGTATTCTTATCAGCTAATGCAGGAGCTGCTTCTGACAAAGCTGTTATTACTGCTGTTAACTCAGCTGCTAATACTTTTGCTGTAGCTTACTATGCTGCTGGTGGACAAACTATTGCTGCTGCTGCAACTTCTACTGCATTCGTTTATGGTTCTGAATTCACTAAAGGATCAACAGGAATGGTTGGTTCATTAGAGGCTCAAGATTTATTCTTCGAGAACAAGCCTATTATCATCAAGGACAATTACACTGTATCTGGTTCTGATATGGCTCAAATTGGATGGGTTGAAGTAACTTCAGAGAATGGTGCTACTGGATATTTATGGTACATCAAATCTGAGCATGAGACTCGTTTACGTTTCGAAGATTACTTAGAGATGTCAATGGTTGAAGGTGTTCAAGCTGAGTCAGGTGGTGGAGCTTTAGCTTACTTAACAGTTGCTGCTTCTCAAGTACAACCTGGTGCTGCTGGTACTGAAGGTCTATTTGATGCTGTTGCTACTCGTGGTAACGTATATGCTGGTGGTAACCCTACTACTTTGTCTGACTTTGATTCAATCATCCAACGTCTTGACAAGCAAGGATCTATCCAAGAGAATGTTATCTTCTTAAATCGTAATTTCTCTTTCGATATAGATGATATGTTAGCTACTCAAAACTCTTATGGTGGTGGTGGTACTTCTTACGGTTTGTTTAACAACGATGAGAACATGGCTTTGAACTTAGGTTTCAAAGGCTTCAAGCGTGGTTATGAATTTTACAAGACTGACTGGAAATACTTGAATGATGCTACTTTACGTGGGGGTATCGTAGGTGGTGCTATCAACGGAATCTTGGTTCCTGCTGGTTCTACTACTGTATACGATCAAATCTTAGGCAAAAACGCTAAGCGTCCGTTCTTACACGTTCGTTACCGTGCTTCTGAGACTGAAGATCGTCGTTACAAAACTTGGATCACAGGTTCTGCCGGTGGTGCTCAAACTAGTTCTCTTGATGCAATGGAAGTTAACTTCTTATCTGAGCGTGCTTTATGTACTCTTGGTGCGAACAACTTCTTCTTGTTCGAAGATTAGTAAAAATTTAGGGAGGGGGAAACTCCTCCCTTATTTTATTTTTAAAATTTAAATCTAAATCAAATGTCAAAAGTAACTATCCAGGACAAAATGTATGTCCTAAAAAGAAAATCCTTTCCTATGTCATTTATGTTGACTGCGAGAAATACTTTTCGTAAGCCATTATTATATTTTGACGACACAACAAATCAAAATAGAGCATTACGTTATGCTATTAATCAAAAGTCGCCTTTTGAGGATGAGCAAGATGGGAATGCTATTTTACAACCAATTATTTTCGAAGATGGTCTATTAACTGTTCCAAAGAATAACCAAGTGTTGCAAATGTTCTTATCTCTTCATCCTGATAATAATATTTTATTTGAAGAAGTAGATACTAAGAAAGATGCATCTGCACAAATCGATTGGATGAATATTCAATTGGATGCTCAAATAGCAGCTCGTACATTAGACTTACAAACTAAAGAAGCTATTGGTCGTATCTTATTAGGTACACGTGTTGATAAATTATCAAGCGAAGAACTTAATCGTGATATCTTAATTCATGCTCGTAACAATCCACAAGAATTCTTGGATATGCTAAACGATCCTGATTTACGTTTACACAATATTGCGGCTAAAGCATTGCAAGACGGGTTATTTACTTTAAGAAATAATGACCGTGATATCTATTTCAATTTGCCTGATAATAAAAAGAAATTAATGGGTATCCCATTTGGGGAAGATGCAGTAACATTGCTTAGATCTTACCTACAAAGTGACGATGGTATTGATTTATATAAAATGTTAGAAAAAAAATATAGCAAATAATATAGGGAGGACAAAAGTCCTCCTTTTTTTATATCTTTGTCATCATGATAAATTCGGTGAGAAATACTGTAATGTCCATTCTTAACAAGGATAATAATGGATATATAACTCCTGAAGAATTTAACTCGTTTGCTAAGCAAGCACAGTTAGAAATCTTCAATCAATATTTTATAGACTTTAAAAACTCTAAGCTAGAGGATTTTAAAGGAATGGAATCATCGGGGTATTCTGATATAACCAAGCAGATAGACCAAACCATTGACTATTTTTCTAAAAATGTGCCATTGGTTTATAGTGCACCATCGCAAACATTTGCTATGCCTGCTGATTGGTTTTTGCTTAATGCATTATATTATGACCAAAAAGAAGTTGAACATGTAGACCAAAGAAACGTCTATAAATTGTTACAATCTAACTTAACGGCCCCTAATACATTGTATCCTGCATATGTTATGCAAGGAGACAATATGACTATTTATCCATTAACAATTATTAATAATGTCGAAACATATTATGTTCGATATCCTTATGATCCTAAATGGACATATACATTAGTTAATGGTAGCCCATTGTTTAACCAATCGGCTGGCGATTATCAAGACTTTGAATTAACTGAATCTGATTTCCCTAAACTTGTTATTAAGATTTGCGAATATGCTGGTACTAGTATTAGAGAGCAAGAGGTAGTATCTGCTGCTAAACAACAAGAAGTTTACATGGATCAAATGGCACAATAATGACTCAAGAAGAATATTACACCAATAACGGGACAAACCCTCAAGATGCCAATTGGGGCACATATCAAAATGTAACATTAAAGGATGTTGTTAACAACTTCCAATTAATGTACATGGATGACGGTGACCTTTTGAATAACATCAATAGGTATAAGATTCTATTTCATGCAAAGCGTGCTCTTCAGGAATTACAATATGATGGTAACAGAGTTATTAATGTATTGCAACTTGATGTTGGCGATGACTTAAAATTTGTATTGCCTTCTGACTATGTCAATTGGGTTCGTATATCTTTATTTTGTGGAGGTGTACTTTATCCGATGAGCGAGAATATACAAGCAAACTCATCAGTAGAATTTCTTCAGGACCAATATTACAATATATTATTTGATCAAAATGGTAATGCATTAATTGGTACATCTAAATTAGATGAATCTAGAATACTTGGGGTGAACCAATGTTATTGTCAAAACAATGGTCAAATGGGATGGTATATTGATGGCTTATGGTATTTTAATTATCCGGGTGGAAAATACTATGGATTAAATACAGAGACTGCTAATTCAAATCCAACATTTGTAATTAATAAAACCCAAGGGGTTATTAACTTTAGTACAGGCGTTCATCATAGGTCAGTAGTATTAGAATATATATCTGATGGACTATACGGATTAAACGATGAAGATATTCCTGCTCCTAAACTTGCAGAAGAATATTTTTATTCATACATTAAATGGGCAATATTAAACACTAAGGCTAATCAACCTGAGTATGTAATTAATAGAGCACGTAAAGAAAAAGTATCCAATTGGAGAAATACTAAAATTAGATTAAGCAATTTACACCCTGGCCGATTACTAATGAATATGAGAGGTCAATCTAAG